AATGGCTGAATATTCTTTAATAGATGGAACTAAGGTTATGATTTCTGCTTTAGAAATCGGTGGTAAAGTTGAAATGGCAGATGGTACACCTGCACCAATCGGTGAACATAAATTAGCAGATGGCACTTCAATCCAATTGGATGAAGCAGGTATTATCATTGAAATATCTTCACCAAAAGAAGATGTTATTGTTGAAGAACCTGTTGCACCTGCAGCACCTGTTGCACCTGCACAAGATACTACTGCTATGGCAGCAGAATTAATGGCAGAATTTGCAAAGCAAAAAAGTGATTTAATGTATCTGCATTAAGCAACTATACAAAAGAAAACGAAGCACTATTGGTGACTTCAAGTGTATTAGGTGCAAAGACTGCTGCTTTGATTCAAAGTGCAGGAAATGTTATGGTAGGTGTAAAATCTGCTGAAACAATCAATATCATGGACACAGATGCCGTTTTTCAAGCAGGTGGAACTTGTGGATGGAACGCATCAGGTGCAACTACTTTTTCACAAAGAGCAGTAACCATTGGTAAAATTAAAGTACAAGAATCTTTATGCCCTAAAGCATTAGAAGCTAAGTATTTACAAAAGGCTTTACCTACAGGTTCTACTTATGATTCAATCCCTTTTGAAGAAGAATATTCTAAGAAGAAAGCTGCAACTATTGCTGCTCAATTAGAAACTTCTTTATGGCAGGGCGATACTGATTCAGTTAATGTTAACTTAAACAAGTTTGATGGTTTTGTTAAGTTGATTGGTGCTGCTTCAGGTGTAGTTGCTGCAAATGCTTCTACATATATTTCAGGTGCACCTTTGAGCACAATTACTGCTGCTAATGTAGTTAGTATTTTTGATGGTGTTTACAAAGCAATCCCTTCTAAAGTAGTTGCTGCTGATGATGTAGCTATTTTCTGTGGTGATGATTTATTTAGAACTTACACTATTGCATTAAAGAACACTAACATGTTCAACTATGCAGTTGATACTAAAGCAAATGGTGAATTCGTATTGCCGGGCACTACTATCAAAGTTATAGCTTTACAAGGTTTAAACGGAACTAATAAGGTATATGCAATGAGAACATCAAATATGTTCTTAGGTACAGACTTATTGAATGAGCAAGAAAAATTTGAAATCTTCTTTGCAAAAGAAGCTGATGAAGTTAGATTTGCTTGTGAATTCAAAATGGGTGTGAATGTTGCATTCCCTGATGAAATCGTTAAGTTCATCTTAGCATAATTAATAGGGGGGTGAAATATCCCCCCATTTTTAAATAATATAAAAAAATAAACATCATGGCATGTGCATTAACACAAGGATATACATTAGATTGTAGGGATTCCTTAGGTGGTATAACAGAAGTTTATTTTATGGCTTTTCAAGATGTATCTTCTACAACTGAAGCAAGTGGTGTAATTACTGCTTTGACTAAAGCAGTTGGTAAAAGATTCTATAAATATGAATTAACAAAAGGTACTTCTGTTATGACTGAAAATGTTAATAGCAATGTACAAAATGGTACTTTATATTTTACACCTGAATTGACTATAATTTTAAACAAATTGCAAGTTAATACAAGAAATGAAATCTTGTTATTAGCTCAAAATAGACTTGTTGCAGTTGCTAAAGATAACAATGGTAAGTATTGGTATCTTGGCAAAACAAGGGCATTAGATTTAACTGCAGGTAGTGCTACAAGTGGTACTGCTGAAGCAGACAGAAGTGGTTACACTTTGACATTTGCAGGTGCTGAACCTTCAATGTCACCTGAAGTAAATAGTTCAGTAGCTGCTGCCTTAACGACTGCAGGTTAATAGTTTGTAGTTTTTCATAGTTGTGAACCCCTATCCTTAAAAAGATGGGGGTTTTTGTGTTAGGAATACCCACCATAAAGTTTCTTTTTTGACATTAATGATGGCATAATAAGTCATAAAATGCACTTTCTGATATGCATTTGTCCTTTATAAAACCCATTGAGTAAAAATACTCAATAGATTGAGTAAAGTAAAATAGTAAAGTTATTGCTTTACTTTATAATTTTGGTGAACATCTGCACCAATATAATATGAATTTGGGGGTTTCAATTGTCCGATTATATCGGTCTGTTCACTTTTTTTATCTGTTCATGGTTCGTGAACACTTTAAAATAATGAACATTTGCGTAGTATGACTACCAAGATTTAACAAATTTTGTCACATATATATATAAATCAGTGACATATCTGCCCTAATTTTGTTACAATAATTAACAGAATTACCCATTAATATTTTACATATTGTGGCAAAATTGCATGGATTATTCGGAAAATTCATGCAGATAAAAGGTTTTGCAAACATTCACATATTCCCTATTTATAATTGATGATACATTTAACTAAAGGTCAGACAAATAGCATAGTATTAACATTAACTGAAAAGCAGTTATTGACTAATCCTAACTATCTTTTTGTGTTTACTAATAGAAGTAGCAATTTACAGGTTAAGTTTGTACAATTAAATGCTGCAGATGTTAGTTTGTACAAGGATAGGTACAATGAATTTAACATTGTTACTAATACTTATTTTGGTAGCAGCCTAAATGGGCAGTATGTTTATAGTATCTATGAGCAAACAAGTACTTCAAATACAAACCCTGCAGGGTTAAATTTATTAGAAACAGGCATATTGGAATTGGATGGCACAGGCATTTCATATACACAATATTCTACAACTGATACATATAAAATTAGACAATGATTGATTTAAAAGTTTTTGAATTTGCTGAAGCAAAGCAACCTAAATTTCAAGAAAAGAAGGGTGCAGATGGTGGTTATATAAAGTATGGTGAAAATAATGATTACCCTGAATACTTGGTTGACCTTTACAATAAGTCACCTAAGCATGGTGCTATCATTAAAAGCAAGGTACATTATATTACAGGTAATGGTTGGATAGGTGGTGAAGATGCTGCACAATTTATTGATAAGGCAAACAGAATTGAAAGTTTAGATGATGTTACAAGAAAGGTGACATTAGATATTGAACTATTTGGTGGTGCTTACATTGAAGTAATATGGTCTATAACAGGGCAGATTGCTGAACTATGGCATTGTGACTATGTTAAGATTAGAACCAATAAGGACAATACACAATATTGGTATTCAGAAAATTGGAAAGATAATAAGATTAAGCCTGAAGTTGTAGCTGCATTTAATCCTAAGACACCTACAGGTAAGCAGATTCTTTATGTTAAGGAATACAGACCTAACATTGGCATCTATGCATTGCCTTGTTACTTTGCTGCCCTTAACTATATTGAAGCTGATATTGAGGTTTCAAAGCATGTTTTAGGTAATGCACAGACAGGCTTTAGTGCAAGTAAATTAATTACTTTGCCTAATGGTGAACCCCCTGATGAAGAAAAAAGAGAGGTTGACAAGTCTATTAGAAAAATGTTTAGTGGTGCTGATGGTAAGAAGTTCATGATTTCATTTGTAAATGATGCTTCAAGAAAGCCTATCATTGATGATTTAGGTGCTTCAGATATTACTAAAGAAGATTTTGCAAAGGTTGATAGTTTGATTCAGACTAATATATTTAGTGGGCATCAGGTTACTACACCTTCAATCATGGGTATTGCTGAAGCAGGTAAGTTAGGTACAAGAACTGAAATGAGGGATGGCTATGAAATATTTAAAAATACCTATGTAAATAGCAAACAGATGCACTTAGAAAGTGTGTTTAATATGTTGGCTGAAATTAATGGTGTAACATCAGAATTAAAATTGGTTTCAGTTGAACCTATAGGCATTGAATTTAGTGAAGCTACTATAGTTGCTAATGTACCTAAAGAATGGATATTAGAAAAACTTGGTATTGATTTAACTAAATATGGTTTACCTGCTGCAGGTGAAGCACCTATAGCACAAGAAGGGTTATCTGTTAATGAGCACATTAAAGGGCTTAAAGGCAGGGAATGGCAGAACATGCAAAGAATCATTAGGGAATTTAACAAGGGTAAGATTAATAGAGAACAGGCATCTGCAATGCTTAAAACAGGATATGCTTTAAGTGATGAAGAAGTTGCTACATGGTTAGGTTCAGAAGAACTTCAGGCTGAATTTGCAGAAGAAGATTACAAAGTATTCTTTGAATTTGGTGATGTAAAAGATGTATATAATGTATGGCAGAAGAAAACAAGATTTTCAGATGATGCTGATTATCAAATGTTTGCAGATGTAAACCAATTAGAATCAAATGTATTAGACCAAATTTCTAAGCAAAAGGATATTACACCTGATGTATTAGCCCAAATTTTAAAAGTTGATGTTAAAGAAATTGTAGCAGTTATAAAAAGTTTAGAAGAAAGAAACATTATTAAAGCTATTAGTAAAACTATAGGCAGGGGTATTGATTCAAATGTTGTAACTGAAAGACAATTAGTAAAGCCATTAAGCAAGACTATTGGTGAAGTTACACCTACAACTACTTC